CCCTTGACCTTCAGGGCGTAGGCGTCCAGCTCGTCACGTCGCCAGTCCGAGGACGGCTCGCCCTCGGGGTACTCCACGACGTCCTCAGAATCGGGTGGCGTCACCGCGTCGGGATCATCGTTGTGATCGCTGGTGTCGCCGCTGACCGGCTCCACGGCGGTGTTCTCGCTGGCGCTCGGCTCGGCCTCGGTGATGCCCACCGAGGGGTCGTCGCCCTCGGGCTGCTCAGCCCAGCCGCCGGGGTCGCTGCCCAGCGCGCCAGCCTTGGAGGCCAGCCCAGTGTTGAGCGCCTGGACCGGCGGCTCCTTCACGGCGCGCCCCTCGGTGACCGACGCATGGAGAACGCCGCCGACGGCGCGCGTCGGGCTGTTCTCCTTCACGTAGTCGATGACCTCGCGGTGAGTCGGAGTCTCGGCGGCGTTGCTGCCGCCGTGGCTCGCGCCGGAGCCGGTGAACGGGGAGGGAGCCAGCGCGCGCTCGGCAGCCGCCGAGGTGGTCCCCACGTACTTGTTCGCCGAGGTGTACTCCGCCGTGGGCGTATGCCAGTTCTCGCCGCCGCCCGCGTTGACGTTCGGGTCCGCCGCCTTGAGCGCGGCAGCCGCGCCCGTGTCGGTGTGGCCGAGCGCGCCCACGGTCATGTCCGGCCCACCGCCGCCGTTGTTCGGCGTGCCGTCGGTGTTCAGCCCTCGCGCGGACTGGACGGTGGCCTCATCGAGCAGACCGGCCTCCCGCGCGTTGCCCTCGGGCACGCGGTATTGACGGCGCGGGCCGACGCGGGTCAGGGTCTCGATGGTCTCCGGCCCGCCGATGTCGATCAGCTTCTTGAGCGCCGGGCCTCGGAGGCTCGGGTCCACGAAGTCGATGGCGACGAAGCCCTCCGCGTCAGCGGTGGCGATGATCCCCTCGGGCATGTTCCTGGTCTCCTTAGCTGGTGATGGTCACGGCGGCGATGCACGCCTCGTAGCCGACGACAACGCTACGCTCTGCCACGGCAACGAAAGTGTGCTTGTCCAGTGCTGTCCGCGTGTCCACAGTCGATCGCCAGCCGTAGGGCTGGCTGGTGGCCACAATCATGTCGTCCAGGCCCTCGACGTACCCGCCGCCGACGACCCAGATATTGCCCAGCGGGCTGACGAACTTCGTCCCCTGCTTCGTGAACAGGCCGAACTCCTGGCTGGCCCACTGAGCGCCGACGTGGAAGTAGCCCACGGTCCCGGCGATGGCCATCGCGCCCTCCAGGTAGCCGACCGCCTTCTTCAGGCTGGTGGCCGTCTGGGGAGTGCCGAGGTCGGCGGCGTCGAGCTTCAGGCGCTCGGCGAACTCCCGCTCCACCATCGGCTGCTCCTCGACGCGGAGAATCTGCTGAGCGTTCGCCTCGACCTCGCGCCGGGACGGCTCGGTCAGGTCGCACTCGTCGGCAGCCCAGACCACGATCGGGTCGAACTGGTCCAGAATGTCCTCGCGCTCGCCCTTCTTGATCTCGCCGGGCACGGGGTCCGCGCACCAGCTCGCCGACCAGACGCCCGAGGAGCGCCCGTTCGGGTAGCTGTTGCCGCGAATCTGGACGCCGTGAAGGAATCGGTTCGCGCCCTCGGCCTGCCAGTCGCCGATCGCCCCGTAGAGGCCGAACGTCAGCGGATTGGCCGGTGGCGCGGTGAAGTGGAAGGCGTCAATGGCCGGAGCCGCTGGCGTGGTCATGCTGTCCTCCTGATGAACGAGAAGAAGGCGAGCGATGCGGACAACCTCGGGAGTTTAGTCCGCATCGCCCGCCTTCAGTCTGCTACGCGCCCCGCGCTTAGGCGTTGCTGGCCGTGTCGCGGATGCCGATCGCGCCGTTGACGTCGAGCGGGATACGCGCCAGAACCGACTCGCCGCAGCGCTTACCGACGGCGATCGCGTCCTCGGTGAACATGCGGGTAAAGCGGTTCACCTGGAGCTGCTCCTTGGGGTACATCACGCCCAGCTCGATGACGTTGGACATCGAGCGGAACCAGGTCCCCGGCGGGTAGAGCACGACGTCCACCGTGGTGGGCCACTTCAGGGTCGCCAGGTTGCCCGGCTTGCCGGTGGCCCGGCTCTGCCAGTCGCCGACGAACTGGAGCGCGATGTTGCGAGCCGTCAGCCAGGAGGTCACCTGGGCGTCGGTGATGGCGAAGTTCTCGACGCCAGCGCGGAACGCGAGGTCCGCGCGAAGCACCTCAAACAGCCACGACGGGGCGATCCCCTCGATGGTGGCGTTACGGGCAAGCCCGCGCTTGAGCCGGATATTCGTCGCCACCAGCGCCAGGCTGTTGAGCACCGAGGCAGCCGCCCCGATGACCGACGCGGGCGGGATGACGATCGGCGAGCCGGACCCGGCCACCACGTCCAGGATCGTCCGGCGGGACAGCGCCCGCAGGTGCTCCTGGGTCAGCGACCGCATGAACCACTCGACCAGCTCCGGCCAGCCCTGCTCCTGGAGGATGCCCGCCTCGACGCACCAGCCGACGGCGTTCAGACGAATCTCGTCAAACTCGTCGGGGCAGGGAATCTCCACGCAGGTCTTGACGGCGGTCGGGTTGCCGTCGGCGTCCTCCGCCTCCAGCTCGGCCTCCGTGAAGAACCACTCAAAGTCCTCGTAGATGCCGGACAGATCAGGCTCCCGAGGCCAGCGGATGCCGCCCCGGTTGATCGTGATCTCGGGCAGCGAAACGAGGTCCGTGGCGTCGGGGACGTCGCAGAAGTCGTAAAGCTGCTCAGACGGGGCGCACCAGCCGCCAGCCGCGACGAGGGACCCGCCGGGCAGGTTGCGCTGATCGGTGGCCGCGTTGATCGCGGCGACCAGCGCGTGGCTGTCCTCCACGACCGGGACGTTGCGGTCCAGGGTGGACACGACCTGGCGCGCGAACTCGACCCCGCCGAGGGTCTTGTTCGGGCGGTTCGGACGCATCGCCGACCGGCTGCCGGGGCGGATGCGATCGAGGCTCAGCGCGATGTCGCGGAAGCCGACCCGGCCCATCCCCTCCTGGAAGCCGGGAGCGCTCGGGTGCATGTTCCAGCCCGGCTCGCCGGTCCGCTCCTGAGCGGGCGGCTGGCCGTCGGTGCCGGTACCCGAGAAGGTGACCGGCGCGCCCGACTGGTTGGCTGCCACGCGGACGGGCGGCTGGCCGGTCGGAGCACCCTCGGCGGGAGCCGCCGGAGCGTCCTGGGTCGGCTCGGCCTGGGTGTCGCCGTCCGGCTGGCCCTCGCCGCCGTCGCCGTCACCCTCGCCGCCCTCGGACCCCTCGCCCTCGGGCGCGGTGTCGGCGGGAGCAGCCGGAGCCTGACGGCTCGCGGCGGCGCGGCTGAGCAGGTTGCCCAGCTCCTCGGAGTGGTTGGTCTCGGCCTCGGCAGCCGCCGAGCGCGCGGCGGTGATCGTGTCGATGTGCCCGCCCTCGCCGACGAGGGAGCGCAGCTGGGCCAGATCGTCGTCGCTGAGCGGACGACCGGCGGCGTGCTGGGCCTCGTAGACGTGGACCTCGGCCTGGGCGGCAGCGAGCAGAGCGTCCAGCTCGGCCACCGTCGCGGGCAGGGTCTCCGGCATCTGGAACGCCGTCGCGGTGTCGAACTGACCGACCCCGTGGAGGCGGATCAGGCGACCTGGCGCGGTCAGCTTGAAAGTCACTGGAACTCCTCGTTCGTGTGATTCGCGTTGTCTCGGGTCGAGCGTCCTCGGCACATAGCGCGGAGCAGAACTCTCTGATCAGGAAAACTAGACGCCGACCGTGCAGAGCTACGCCGAGGCGGTCGCGGCGGTCTTGCGCTTCAGCCGTCGGATGGTCCCGCCGCCGTTCAGCGTGACCTCGCGGCGGGCCTCGTTCTGGAACATGAAGGGCGGCGCGCCAGCGTCGGGATCGTCGGGATTGACGCCCGCCGGGACCAGCTCACCGTTGGGGAGGATCACGTAGAACCCCAGGGTGTCGCCGACCGCCGCGCGGGCAGACCCGCAGCCGCAGCCCATCAGAGCGACCCGGCGCGGGCCAGGAGCGCGGCGGTCTCCTCCTCGCGGGTGGGTGGCTCGGGAGCCGGGCCGACCTTGGTCCGCGCGACCTCCAGCAGGTCCTCGGCGGCAGCCTGGCGCTGGATCGAGAGCGTGGCCTTGCGGACCGCCGCCTCCACGATCGACTCCAGGGCGTCGGCGGTGATCGGCGCGGAGCGCTTCTTCGCCGCCGGAGCCGGACCGATCGAGGCCACCAGGGCAGCCGGGCGACCGTTGGACCCGTCGCGCCCGCGCACGACGAACCCCGGCGTGTTGACGTTCAGCGCCGCGATCAGATCGAGGCCCTGGCCGAAGTCGCGCCAGTCGCCCGACAGCGGAGCCGCCAGCGCTTGCTCGACCTGCTCGGGCGTGGCCCAGGGCGCGACGACGCCGGAGACCCAGATGCCGTGGGAGTCCTCGCCCGCGCGCACCAGCGCCCAGCACGCGCCCGTGTTGTCGTAGTGGGCCAGCGCCGGACCGGGCCGGAGGCTGTCGGGCGCGTGGCCCGTGCCGACGGTGAGCCGCCCGACGGGCAGCCGGGTGCCGTTGTCGAGCCGGACGGCGGGCGAGGTGTGGAACATGGCGTAGCTCGACGGCGAGCGCGGCGCGATGACGCACTGGCTTTGGACCGAGCGGTGGCACGCGCCGAAGCAAGCGAGGTGGCCGAACACGCGCCCGGTCTCGGTGTCGATCTGTAGCTCGGTCGGCTCGGTCAGGCCGGGATCGGCGAACAGCTCGGCGGAGTAGACGCGCGGCTGAAAGGCGTCAGCGGCGCTGGCAACCAGAGCAGCGGCGCGGGTCTCGCGCTCGGCGTTCAGCTCCAGCTTGGTATCGCCGAAGGCGGGTGTGGCGACCAGCGTCGTGCCGATCAGCTCGGCGGCGGTGATCGTCTGGATGACGTGCGCGTCCATCGGCATGTCCCACCAGTCCTCCTCGGTGATCTCCTTGCCGTCCTCGTCGCACAGTTTCCACTCCGTTGCCGCCAGGTCTACCGATGGGCCGGTGACGCCGTGACCGAGCAGGCCCGCCGCCTCGTCGGCCTCGGCGGTGTTGAGCAGGTAGCCCGACGCCTGGACCTGATCGCCGACGACCGCCGCGCTCTCCAGCACGCCGACGGTGAAGGCGTCCTCATGGCCGTAGCCGGTCTGCTTGACCCACATCAGCGGCAGCGGGAAGGTGCGGAAGGTCAGCGCAATGTCCGCCGCGAGCATCCGCCCGTCCGAGGTCTCGATGCCGACGAAGGCGATTGGCTGATCGGAGAACGTCCGGTAGGTCTCGCCCTCGGTCGCCTGGGTGTCGGCCAGCGAGGTGGTCTGCTCGGGGACGAAAGTCGTCCGGTTCAGCAGGTCGGAGGGCTTGGGCATGTCGTGCTCCTGTTCGCTTGGGGCGGTCCATCCGCCCGCTGCTGTTCGGACGGCTGGAGTGCCAGTGTGGCCCACGCCGTCCTCGTCATCACGGGCGCGGACGACGCCCTCGCGCTCGCGGCGCGCGATCTCGTCCGCCTGGCTGCCCTGGCGGTTGCGGGCAGTGCTGTCACGACCACCCAGCCGTTCGGTGTGGCGATCAACTTCGTCCGGTAGCTCCTCGTCCGCCGCCAGGACGCCGACCCGGCAACGGCAATTGCGGACCTCCTCGGGTGGCCCGTCAGGGTCGCCGGGGAAGCGGAGCGAGGCTCGCCCCACGGTGAAACTACCGTCCAAGGGTGTCCGCTGGCCGTCGGCGGCGAAGTGTGTATCCCTGGTCTTGCCGTCAATCGTGGCGATCCAGGTCTTTTGGAGGTCGGCGTCCTCGCTCTGGCGCGCGGCGTGGATGACCGCCGCGTTCTGGACGCCCGCCGCCTGGTAGCCCTGATACCGCGCGACGTCGCGCAGCGCCGGCGAGCCAGCCGAGAGCACCGACGCCGCTGCCTCGCGCTGGCGGACGATGACCACCTCGACGGTCGGCTCATCGGCGCGGGGAATGTCGCGCACCGCCGCCGCGACCTTCTCGCGGATGATGGCCGGGGTCGCTGCCACTGCTGGGCGTGTCCTGGCCACGAAGTCCTCGCGGGCCTCGCGGAGCCGGTCGTCGTGATCGACGCGGGCCACCGCCTCCAGAACGCGCTCGCGCGTGACGTCCGACGTCGTGGTGATCGCCCGCAGCACCTTGGCATCCACCCAGGTCTTGCTCTGGTCCTCGGGGAGGTCAGGGAGGGGTATCCCCAGACCCTCCAGGGCCTCCATCAGCGAGATTGCCCATAGACTTGACAGGCCCGCTAGGATCAACCCGGAGGCCAGTTGATCCCAGACCTGGCCAGTTTGATCCACCGCCTGAGTATTCGGCGGAGCAGAAGAAGCGACGAGAACAGCGTGGTTAGCTGACGTGACCCACTGGTTCAGCGCGTCGGCGTAGAGGTCGGCCAGCGCCGCCTCCGCCTCGATCGTCCTCGACAGCGCCTCGCCGCGCTCGGGCCACATCAGCCAGCCTCCACGTCGATGATGGGCCGGGTCAGCTCCTCGCGGACGCGGGCGATCACGGCGGCGCGTAGGCCCATCGTGTCCACGCCCAGGCGCGCGATCACCTCGTCCTCCAGGGCGGTGTCCCAGCCGTTGATCAGTTTCGGAATCTCGGCATCGGTGACCGGCGGCAGGTAGCGGTGGTAATCAGCAGGCGAGCGCCCGGCCAGCTTGGCGCGCAGGGCGTTCGTGTTCGCGCGGCGCTTCCCGGCCAGCTCCAGCGCCCGGCTGACCATCAGGCGCTCGGCCAGGATCAGCTCGGCGGGCGTCGGCGCGATCGCGGCGGCGGCGGCGGCGGCGTTCTGCTGGTCCTGGTTCTCGGTGTTCGGCTCCTGCTGCTGGTCCGCGCCCGAGGGCTGAGCGTTCGGGTCGGCGTTCGGGTCCTGGCCCGCCGGGAGCGCGGGCGTCGGCGAGGGGAAGTCGAGACCCTGGACGCTCTGGTCGAGCAGCGGCAGCAACGTGGTGATCAGCTGAGGGTTCATCGCCACGGCGTCCTGTGCCCAGACCTTCCAGCCGTCCAGGTTCGTGAAGTCGTAGCCGTCATCATCGCCGAGGCCGAGGTAGCGGCGATACGCCTCGTTATTGATCGCCCCGTGGTCCTTCGCCGCCGTCGCCTCGTCGGTCTTGTCGGGATCGACGGTCAGCTGGCTGGCGTCGTACCAGAGCACATACTTGCTCGGGTCGATCCCCTCGCGCTGGAGCACGATTCGGAGGACCTGATCGTGGATCGCCTGGCAGATGGTCTCCATGACCGGCTTGATGTGAAGGTTCACGTCCTCGTCGCCGATGGCCCACGCGGTCCAGTGATTGCTGTTGCTGCCCAGGCCCAGCAGGCGCTCGGGCGACACGTCCAGGCCGGTGGCCAGCCGCACGATGGCGTTATCGCGCTTCTTGATCTCCACGTCGGTGATCTCGGAGCCGATCTTCAGATGCATGATCTTCTGAAGGTGCTCGCCGGGGACGGTGGCCATCACTGGGATGAACGCCGCCTGGCTGTCCTCGTCCTCCACCGCGACCTTGGCCACGTTGTAGAGCAGATTGCTCAGCTGCTCGGCGGCGGGCACGCCGGACACCGAGGGCACCGCCGCGCCGGGCTGGTTGGCGGCGATGGGAGCCTGGGCGCTGGGGAGGCTGAGTTCCTGGGGCAAGAAGATGATCCCGTTGCCGATCAGCCTCGACTTGTCGGCGTTCTTGATCTTCTTCGTGGTCCGCACGATCTCGCGGAGGACGTCCAGGTTTGCGCGGACCGGGCTGTCGGCCTCCTTGGCGCGGCGCGGGCGCGGGTTCCAGACGCGGAACATGGCGTCCTGGCTCGGGTTGTAGTCGTGCTTCTCGCCCGAGGGCAGCTCGATCTCAGCGCCGCCGCCCGCCTTGGCCTTGATCTCCTGGCGGGTCAGCGCCAGCCAAATCTCGCCCTCGGGGCGGACCAGGATGGCGATCCAGTGCTCACCGGGGACGGTCAAACACTCTGCCGCGCGCTTGATCAGCTGGGCCTGGCCGAGCGGACCTCCGGCGATCGCCTTCACGATCTCGGCCACGCGCATGGCCTCGGAGCTGTCGGGGTCCAGTGAGCCGGTCGGGATGCCCGTGTCGGGGTCGATCTCCGAGCCGATCAGCCGGACGCGCGAGCAGCTGCCCGCCCGCCAGCCGACGTAGTAGCGAAGCTCGCCCACCATGTCGAGCAGGTCCCAGGACTCCTCCTGCCAGTCGGCACGACCGACCGCGCCGACCGCCGTCCTGAACGACTTCTGAGGGTCGTCCACGGGCTGGCTGGCGGCGGTGAGCGACCGCCGCGCCGGGCTGCCCTTGGGTCGGCGAACGACGCGCATGGAGGAAACAGCCATGCTGGCCAGGTTATCCCGTCGTCGTGCTAGTCGTCGTCATCGTCCTCGATGTCAATCTCCTCGGTGTCGGCGAACCGAGCGCAGACCCCGACGAGGTGGGACGCCGCCAGCGCGAGGGCGATGTAGCGGGCCACGATGTTGTCGTGGAAGAACAACGGGACCCAGACCGAGCCGAACGCCAGCCACATGCCGACGCACCACGGGCACTGGACGAAGTAGAGCGCGACGTTCCAGCGCTCCATCCGGCGGTGATAGTCCGCCGCGCGCTGGGTCTGGCCGTGCGCTGCCGCCTCGTCGGCGACCAGCCGGGCCGACTTCGCGCGCCCGGCGATAGCCAGCCTGGGCCGGTCCAGGATCGTGTCCGCGTTGATCAGCCGGACCAGGCGCATCAGGGCCAGGGCGTAGACGATCAGGACGAGGGTGGCGTAGCCGAGGTTCATAATCAGGACGATACCGCAATGATGCAGAGTTTCCCGTCGGAGTCGGGTAACATGCCGACCATGCCTCGGGTTATCGGGATCGACTCATCCCTCACAGCGACCGGCCTCGCGCGTATCGACTACGGCGGGCAGAACATCTGGACGATCGACACCGCCACGGTCGGCGCGCCCAAACCGACCGCCGACAAGTCCAAGCGCGCGATGGCGCGCCGGGTGAACGCCCTTCTTGACCAGATCGAGGGCGCGCTGGACGCCAGCGTGGACCTGATGGCGATGGAGGGCCTGGCCTACGGCGCGAAGGGCGACTCCGCCTGGGTCCTGCCCTGGATATTCGGGCGCGTGATCGAGCTGGCGGAGAAGCACGACAAGCCGCTGATCATCGTGGCCACCTCGGCGCGGGCGAAGTACGCCACCGGCAACGGGCGCGCCGACAAGGACACCGTTCTGGCGGCGGCGATCAAGCGCTGGCCGGAGGCGGACATCGCCAATAACAACGAAGCCGACGCGACGATCGTCGGCGTGGTCGGGATGCATTACCTGGGCCATCCGCTCGGGGAGCCGACCAAGTTCCAGCTGGACGTCCTGGAGAAGGTCGAGCACTGATGACGGTCAAGGGATTGACGCCGCGCCAGGCCGAGCTGCTGGCCGAGATTCGCGCGCACGGGTTCGACGTCGGCGAGTGGTTCCGACCGATGGACGTCGGCGGGCGCTCCGGCAGCGATCACAGCCGCGTGCTGACCGAGCTGGTGGACAAGGGCGAGCTGGAGAGCCGCTGGCGGGCCGGGCCGGGCGCGAAGTTCGCGCGCGGGTCCAAGGTCTACCGTCTGCCCTGCCAGCTCAGAGACCAGGGATAGCGGGCACGAACCCGCGCAACCACGGCGGGAGCAGGTTCACGACCGTATCGTGAGCCGCCTCGGCGACCTGCTGGACGTCGGGCTTGCCGTCGCGGTTCAGATCGGTGATCCGATCGAACGCCTTGTCCACGGCGGTGGCGATCGCCGGAGCGATCAGCGGAGCCACGTATTTGACGATGACCGTCGCCGCCAGCTTCTCGGCGACCGCCTGGGTCCGTTCGTCCTCGATCACCTCGATGACGACGCCCGACACGAACGACTTCACGCTCATGGCCGACAGCGTAGCGCGGGCTATGCCGCCCGCGCCCGCTCAGCCGCCGGAGCGGTGAGCCGGACCGCCCAGTCCTCGGGCAGCTCCAGGAGAGCCGCGACGTCGGCGGTCAGCCGCGCGACGTGCTCGGCGTTGTCCCAGAACCACGCCCAGGCGAGGCGCTGGTCCACCAGCTGGTAGCAGCCTTTGCAGGCCACGCCACCGCAGACGCCGGTCACGGCAGCGCCGCAGCACGCGGTCAGCCAGTAGCCGAGGGGACGCCCCGCCTCGACCTCGACAACGAGGTCCCCAGCGATGGTGGAGGTGATGGTGGAGGCCATGTGGCCCTCCCTTCTGGCCCGAGGGCCGGACAGCGGCGGGACGGTCCCGCCTGCTCTGTTCATCACCTGATGTAGACGAAGTTACCCGACTTGGGAGGGATTGTCAAACACTTATTACGGAAGTAGTAACAAGCCTGGTCAGAGCGCTAAATTCGCCGCCGGAGGTAGGCGGGCGGC